TAGGATCTTTAGACCCTACCTCATTCAATTTTTCAGACTTGGAGCTAGCGACGATTTCTTCAATCATCAATTCAACCCCACGCTTAAACTCATTCACTGATGCGAAGCTAACATTCTCAATGAGCTTCGACACCTTTTCGCGTTGCGTGTCAGCGAGATCTTTTGTCAGGTTCTCAAAAACAATAGCATACTGCTGCTCTTCGAGCTTCTTCTTAAGAGCAACGGATTCCTCAAACAACTTATTATACGCTTTCGTGCTCTCATCGAGTTTATTTTGAATTTTTGTTAGAGCAGACGATTCATCGAGCTTAAACAAGCCGTCTTCAAACGAACGCTTAACGCGGTCAAAAACCTTTTTCATTCGAACATATTCTTTATGCTCAACCAATGATTCTTTATTATCTTTAATGAACTGCTCAACCACATATACAGAATAGGCATCAACTTTATCAGCCATTTCATTCACAATATATTGACCATACTCATCAGCTTTAGCCTTAATCCTCTTAATTTGAAGATTGTGATCTCTCTTAGTAGACGCAATCTCTTCACGCAATGATTTAGTTCTAGCTTTGATTTCTCGCTCAATCATAAGTTTGAGCTTAATCAAAGTATCTTCAGAGAGATTGACTCCTGCAAGATGTCTTTTCAATTCTTTCGTGATGTTCATATCATCCCCTTAAACCTGTGACAGAATGTATTCGAAAATCTTTATAAGATTTTCTTCATTCAGTTTTTTCTTTCTAGCACTAGTATTTATAACTTTTTTAATTTCAACTTCACGCTCAACCAATTTACCATTTTCCCATGCCCATTCTTTATTTTCCATGATATTAGTTACAAGCGCATCTGGCGCAGATGGATCAGCAACTATATCAGCTGCCGTGACGAGATGAAAATCATCACAAACAACTTTAGCGCCATTTTTCTCCTGAAGACTGCCAAGCCCTCGACTGCTAACGCCTAGAGTGACGCCTTCATCCATCAAACTCTTCACTATCTTGCCGAAAGGAGTGTCCATAATTTTTGCTCGACCAACAATATTATCACCATCTTCTTTCAAGCTAATTATTTTGTGCGAGACACGGTCTAAATTGATGCTCGGATTCGTCGGATGGCCTAATTCGCCCAGAGCTCTATTTGTTTTCACATACTCATCAATATATCTTCTCGTCTCATTCTGCAGAACATCACGAGGGTAAATTCTGCCGTTCTTATTCTTAATATTACCTTGAAGAAAAACGCCTTCAATGTAATACTGCTTATTTTCTCCGACGCCTTCAGTTATAACTTGAACGTCGATATTGTCATTTAGTTCGACTAGTAGTTTCATTTCTAAACCTTAAAAATATCTAGGCTTACTTCTTTTTAACAACACGAGCTCTGAAAACATAGCCCTTGTCTTTCCTCTTCTTCATCAAAGACTCTCGAACTGCCTTTCGAATAATAGACAGCCTACCTTCAGTAATCTTTTCACACGATTTGGATTTTGAATTCCAAACAAATCCTTTCTCACATTTCATTTTTTCGCTTTCTTCATTTGCACTTTCCCCAATTTCTTGCTCATCATAGCCAAATTCAAATTGAACCAATTCAGGTTCAAGATAAACCGTGAATTCAAATGTCTGTTCATCGGTAGTGAAGTCGAGGTCAACCTCACCTTGTTCAGAATACTTATCCAAAGGAGATTTGCTTATAATTTCTGCTTCGTAACTATCTACATACTCGCATTCATCGAGCCAATCACTAAACCCCATGGCGCTTTGCTTGCCTCTCAATGTGACAATCAAAACTCCGTTATCATAAACAGAATCTCCGCCAAAACTCTTGGCAGCATTTTCGATTTTTGTCACAGCTTCAACTTCTTGGCTAGAGAAATCCTCAGCAAGACGTGTCATTCTTTGCTTGAACAGTTCTTTCAAACGCTTCGAAACAATCTTATGAAATCCTAGTGGATTATTTTGCATAAGACTATTAGAAACTTGTTTTACAAAATCTTTCTTTTCCACGTCATTTTCTCCTTATTGCCATTCTTTATTCTGTTTCTCAGGAAAGTTATCGTTTTCAGAATCTCCTAAGTCTTCAGAATCATCAGACTTTCTAAAATTTTCGGGTCTATCAGAATCAGGCGACTCCTGATCGGACGGAAACTCTTTATTAACCTGTTTAGCTTCTTCATCGCTGAATTTAAGCACATTCCTCAGAACCCAATCTTTCGTGAAGTACTTGCCTACGAAAGGATCAATCTGAGTTAAAGTGTTTATTCTATTATTTAGTATCTCGCTCTCTTTGTATTCAACAAAGTTATTATCTTCAGCATATTCCCATTGCAAACTACGACGAATTGCATCCCAGTCCTTCTCAGTGATAACATTCTTTAGAAGCAACTGCGTCTTAAGCAAATCCTCAAACAAGAACATAAATCTTTGACGCAAACGATCAATAAATTTCTTGAATCGATATTCGTCTCGATTTATTTCAGTGCCCTTACCAAAAGAAAATACAGGAGGGTCATCTTGGAATCGACTTACAGGCACATTCAAACTCTGATACAGCTTATTTCTAAAATATGTAACGTCATCAACTATACCAAGATTTTCTCCGCCAGGAAGAGTTGTAATTTCGGTGCCTCTTCCGCCGTCACGACGAGGAAGCCAGTAGTCCTCGATCATGCTTAGAATATTTTTTCTGTCAACTATGCTGCCTGTTCTGCTATCATAAACGAGCTTATTCTTAAAGCGATTCATCAAATCACGCATGTACTGCTCAGCTTTATTCTTAGGAAGACTACCAACGTCAACATAAATTACTCTTCTTTCGGGCGCTCTGCTCACGCGATAAACAATCAAACTATCTTCCATCAAACGCAAATTATTGAACGGGACAATAGCTTTGTAGAGATGACCCAGAACGGTATTTGAATTCTTATCGTAGATCCCACTATCAGAATAAGAAATTGCGTCGGGATTTATCTTCAATCCACGATTAATTTCTGCATATGACGCTTTTCCTATTCCGTCAGGTGTGTCAACGTATATGTAGTATTCAACAACATCAGCCGCGTTATAAATGCCATTGGCGTCAGGAATTGGCACTTCTCTTATTTTCTTGATCTTCAAAGGATCAATAGGGATGATTTTCTTAATCCCTTCTTTCGGCTTAGAAGTATCAATAACTTTATGCAAGAACATCTTACCATCAATATACCAATCCATGAACAAAGAAAGGCCACTATTATTGAAATCAATAATACTATATAAATTAACAAACTCTTCTACAATTTTACTTTTAACAGATTCGCTCAATTTAGAATCATTAGTGAACCCCAAATCAATAGCGCGACGTCCAGTCACGTCAAAAATAAAGATTTCATTTCTAATTTCTGTCAGAGCCAAATCAACATCAGGACTCATCGCAATGCGACGATATGTTCTAATTAATTCAGCCTCATTCTCAGGAACAGTGACGAGATCATAGTTATATAACATTACGCCTGCTGCATTGGCGCCAAGAACCTCCGAAGACGGATCAGATTCTATTTGGAATGCTTCAAGCTTACCAATCTTTTTGTTTTTTGTGATTGTGTAACCAAAAATATTCATCAACTATTCCTCAGAATAAATTTCGCGCTTAGAACTTAAAAGAGAGGAGATGCATCTCCTCTCTTTTATTTAATCAAGTGGTGGTTGCAGCAGACCAGTAATTAACTGCAAAAGTCACCTGGAATTCTTCAACTTGGTCATTCTGGTCGTAACCTAGTTGAATATCCCCAACTTGCGTCGGGAATATCCCCTCAACAGTATACTCCTTCAAGACTTGATTTTCACGACCAAGTTGACGAACTACTGCGTTAGCATAGTAATTTGATGGATTTTCCCATCCGCTTTCAGCGACATTGCGGTCATGACCTAGGATTCTATCAACCCATCGTTCAAATGTATCTCTGACGCTGAAATCAGAGTCGTTGATGATAGTAAACTTACAGTCGTCAAAAGTTTTATCGCCTGCAACTTTCACTGCTCGGCCCATATATGGAACATCAACCGCGCCCATGTTGCTAGATGGAATTGAAGAGGCTTTGCATGTGTAACTAGCCTTCGTTGTAGCAAACGGATTCGCCACCAATGCAGGGAATGTTAGAATGACTTCATAGCGATTTGGACGAGCGCCACCGCCCTGAAAGTTCGCAATGAACGAATTTATACTTGGATCTGGCATATTCGACTCCTAATTAAACTGAACCGACAACTTCATTGAAATCAACGCCAGTGCGAACAGCAACAAAGTTGAGAGTGATGAAATTGATACTACGCGCTGGTTTAACGAAAATGCTAGCAACGAATTCGCCTCTATCAATAACATCGCTAGTATTATTCGTTTCATCGCATACAACCTTGAAATCATAAATCCCGCGGCGTCCTTTAACTTCACGCAAGAAAGGCTCAACCATGTTCTTAAATTGTGCTCGAGTGTACTGGTCATTGAACTCAAACAGCTGGTACTTGGCAGCTGTAGAAATTGACTTCTCAAGAACAATGAACAGACGACGGATATTGATATAGCTAAAAGCACTAGCTTTAGATTGAAGAGTTTTGTCGCCGTAGAGAACAGTGCCGTCACCAGTGAATGTCACGACAGGGTTAACATTG